GGTATTCTCTGCGCGGGTAATTCTTATTTCCATTTAAAGAGGTAATCTCATGCTAAAACTCGTTCCTAATTCTCAGGACGTAAATACACGTCAGCTAATGTCGCAAACAAAATTTTATGAAGGCTATAGTAGATGGGGTGAAGAACAAAACAGATATGAAACATGGGAAGAATCAGTAACTCGTGTAATGAACATGCACAGAGAAACTTACAAAGATAAAATGTCGCCTGAATTATCTTTAATTATTGATGAAGCAGAATCATCATATAAACTACAATACGCTCTAGGAGCTCAACGTGCTTTGCAGTTTGGTGGCGAGCAATTAAAGAAGCATGAGATGAGAATGTACAACTGCACTTCATCATACGCAGACCGAGCTGCGTTCTTTGGCGAGCTATTTTATATCCTTCTTTGCGGGGCTGGAGCCGGCTTCTCAGTGCAACAACATCATGCTGATAAGTTGCCTGATGTCGCGGAAAGAAAGAAACAGGCGAAAGGCTACGTGATTGCTGACTCAATTGAAGGTTGGGCAGATTCATTATCAGTTCTTATGTCTTCTTATTTTGTTGGTGGTGGAACCCACCCAGAGTTTGAAGGTCGTAAAGTTTATTTTGATTTACAAAACGTTCGCCCAAAAGGTGCTAAGATTTCCGGTGGATTTAAAGCACCAGGTCCTGAGCCGCTACGTAAAGCCTTAGATAAAATTGAACATATGATTCAAGGTATTGTACTATCAGGCCGCAATAGGCTAAAACCAATTGAAGTATATGATATTGCTATGCATGCAGCAGATGCGGTGCTAGCCGGTGGGGTTCGTCGATCAGCAACTATCTGTTTGTTTAGCGCAGATGATGAGGAGATGATTAATGCTAAAACAGGAAATTGGTTCATCGATAACCCTCAAAGGGGCAGAAGCAATAATTCAGCTGTTATCGTCAGATCCGAAATTACTCGTGAAGATTTTAAGAAAATCATGGGATCAATCAAAGAGTTCGGAGAGCCTGGATTCTACTTTGTCGAAAACAGAGACTTTACGACTAATCCGTGTGTTGAGATTGGTATGTATCCGCAAATTGATGGAGAGTCGGGTTGGCAGGGATGTAACCTCACAGAAATCAATGGAGGAAAATGCACATCGAAAGAAGAGTTCTTTAAAGCCTGCCGAGCAGGAGCAATTATGGGAACGCTCCAAGCAGGATATACAAACTTTAGATACCTCGGAGAAACCAGCAAGCGTATCTTTGAAAGAGAAGCTTTACTTGGCGTCTCAGTCACGGGATGGATGAATAATCCTGAAGTTTTGCTTGACAGCGATATTCAGAACGAAGGCGCTGAAATAGTAAAAGCAGTTAATAAAGAAGTTGCTGCTTTGATTGGCATTAACGCTGCAGCTCGTACCACATGCGTTAAGCCATCTGGAAATGCCTCGGTACTACTTCAGACGGCATCTGGCATTCACGCAGAGCACTCGCCAATGTACTTAAGACACATTCAGTTGAATAAGGAATCCGAAGTAGCACAGCTCATCTCGAAGTCAAATCCTTACATGGTTGAAGAATCAGTATGGTCTTCAAATAATACTGACTATTGTATTGCCTTTCCAATTGTATCCCCGGACGATTCAATTTACCGTGAAGAAGTTTATGGTGTAGACCTTTTGGAAAAAGTAAAACTAGTCCAACAGAACTGGGTAGAAGCTGGAACAAATGAAGATTTATGTGCTGACTCTCGTATTAGACACAACGTATCAAATACCGTAACTGTACTTCCACATATGTGGGCTCAGGTAGAAGATTATGTATATGACAACCGCCATAGTTTTGCTGGCATTAGCTTTTTAGCTGGATCTGGTGATAAAGATTTTGCCCAAGCACCAATGACTGAAGTAAAAACTCAAGAACAGATTGTAACTGAATATGGTCAGGCTGCGCTGTTTGCTTCAGGCTTAATTGTGGATACACGTAAACAAGGATTCCGCGATCTATGGGAAGCATGCCAAATTGCTCAAATGTCGGAAGAATATCGCGGGGAGGTATCTGACCTTCGTGCAGAATGGATTCGTCGTTTTAATAAGTTTGCTAATAACTATTTTATGGGAGATCCAAAGCAAACTGAATATTGTTTGAAGGACGTATTTCTATTGCATAAATGGTCGAAGATTCAACAAAACTTTTCTCCAGTAGATTTTGTATCTCAATTAAATGAAAAGCGTTTTACTGATATAGATACAATGGGTGCCGCGGCATGCCAAGGCGGCGCGTGTGAAATTACTTTTTAGGAGACCCAATGCTATTATCAGAAAGCTTAGATTACCAACACGTGTTTACATGCATTTGTGACACGTGTGGTAATACTTCACTATTTGTCGGAGACAATCCGAACGAAGATCCAAAATATTGCGCTACATGCGGAACAATAGATCCTGAATTTCAAAAATGCTCTGATGTGTACGAAGCATTAGAAGATTTTGCTTCATTAGCAAACGCAATAAGATAATGTGGTATTATAAAGGGCAGGCGTTTGAAGAGGCGCCTGCTGAATGCCAAGGATTTGTTTATGAAATTACAGATAAATCTACTAGTAAAAAATATATAGGTAAGAAATTTTTCTGGAAACCAAAAGTTTTACCAAAAACTAAAAAAAGAAAAAGACGGGTTCGCACGATTGCAGAATCCGATTGGAAAAAGTATTTTGGCTCAAGTAAAGAAGTGCAACGTCTGGTTGAAGAAAATGGTGAAGATACTTTTTATAGAGAAATATTAAGATTATGTCAGAGCAAAGGCGAATGCTCTTATTATGAAATGAAGTATCAACTAGAACGTGATGTACTCCTCAAACCTGATGAATATTATAATGCATTTGTTGGAGGAAAAATTCACAGAAAGCACATTTTAGGTTTACAATCAGATCAAAATATGTTAGAATAATACTAACATAAGGAGATTGATATGATTATTATTGACTACAATGGCATTGCAATCAGCAACATTGTAACTCAAAAACTGGACATCGACGAAAATCTTATTCGTCATATGATTCTAAATTCTATTCGCTTGTACCGATCTAAGTTTAAAGATAAATTTGGTGAGGTGGTAATTACTGGAGATGCTGGTAATAATTGGCGTTATAAAGCATTCCCACAATACAAAGCATCTCGTAAGAAAAACCGAGCAACATCCAAGATGGATTGGAATGAAGTCTTTCGTGTTACCAATATGGTGTGGGATGAGCTTACAGAAAGTTTCCCGTATAAAACACTTAAGATTGATGGCTGCGAGGCTGATGATATTATTGGTGTCCTTGCATATAATACTCAAGAGTTTGGCCAACATGAAAACGTCATGATTGTTTCTGCTGATAAAGATTTTGTACAATTGCAAAAATTTGACAACGTTTCGCAGTTTTCGCCTATGCAAAAGAAATATATAAAAGTAGAGCATCCAAGAAAGCAATTGCTAGAATTGATTTTAAAAGGTGATACATCTGATGGCGTACCCAATGTATTGTCAGGAGATAACGTGTTTGTAAACGGCGATAGACAAACTCCATTGCGCAAACCAATTATGGAAGCGCTTATGGAAGATCCATCTTCTCAAGGCCCTGAAGTTCTTCGGAATATTCAGCGCAATCGCAAACTCATTGATCTGATATCTACTCCACAAGATCTTAAAGATCAAATTCTAGACAGTTTTTATTCCCAAGATAAATACGAAAATAGGAGTAAGGTTTTTCCTTACTTGGTTGAAAAACGTTGTAGACGTTTGATCGATGACATTAAGGATTTTATTTAATGGTTAATAAAGTATCATTACAGGTTTACGAGATTATTGAAAAAGCACGTAAAAGTAAAACTCGTAAAGAAAAAATTGAGGTGCTACAAAAGCATGAATGCTGGGCACTTAAAGATATATTACGTGGAACATATGATGAAATTGTAGTTTGGAACTTACCACCAGGAACGCCTCCATATGAGCCTGCAAAGGAGGAAAGCGTTCCATCGACATTACACCGTCAGCATAAGAAAATTGCTAACTTTGTAAAGGGTCTTGCGGGTGACAAGATATCCGGAGTAAAGCGTGAGCGACTCTTCATTGATATGTTAGAAGTGATTCACCCTGCGGATGCAGAGCTTTTAATTAATATGAAAGACAAAGAAAATATAGGAGGAGGCATCACAAAGAAATTGGTCCAAGAAGCTTTTCCGAAACTAATAATAAAATAAAGTAAAAACAGGAGATTGCATGACTGCTCAGTTTAAAAGACTCGAACAAGATGTCGTTGAACTAGAAACTTATATTCAAAAACTCAAAGAAAGAAAG